TCAGAGCCGGCGCGCGCCCAGCGATACGGCGCGCGCCAGCATCTGGGCGATCTGGGCCTCGGAGCGCAGCAGCCCCGGTGCCCCGCCATCCACCCGCACATTGACGGTGACGCCGCCACCTCCCCCGGTGGGCTCGATCACGCCGGTGCCGGCAGGCCGGAACACCTCCGGCCCACGCTCGCCGACCAGATAGGCCCCGCCGCCCAGCACGGTGCCACCGTCAGCCCGTGAGCCCGCAAAGGCCGACTGCACCACCCGGGCGATCGCCTCGCCCAGCCCGCCCCCGCCGCTCGATGCCGACGCCGCATTCACCGCCGCCAGCACCGCCCGCGCCAGCTCGGCCAGGCTGACCTCACCGTCCGCCGCCGCCCGCGCCAGCGACCGGACCAGCCCGTCTCCGGCCCGGCCGAAGGCCTCCTCGATCGAGGCCGCCGCCCGCGCCGCCGGCTCGCGCAACGCCTCCAGCGCCGCCGCCGCCTCGGCCGCCTTGCGCGGCACGCCGTCCAGGGCGGTTGGTTCGATTGTATCGGTCATGTCTCCCTTTCTCCCTCCCCTTCATAGGGAGGGACGGCGAAGCGAAGCGCAGCCCGGGTGGGGCACGCCAGTCACACGCCGACGGCGCCCGGTTTCACACTTCCCCACCCGGATCGCTGCGCGATCGTCCCTCCCCACTTCGGGGGAGGGAGAAGCCCGCTCAGTCCGGCCAAGCCTCCGCCATCCGCTCAAAGTCCAGCCGCCCCAGCGGTACCGCACCACCCGGCCGCTCCGTCAGCATCCGCCACTCCCGCAGCGACAACCGCCAGAACGCCTCAGGCCCCAGGCCCAGCCGCACCGCCGCCCGCAACATCTCACCCCACGCCTGTCTCCTCCCCGCTTCGCGGGGAGGGGGACCACCCGGAGGGTGGTGGAGGGGCGCCTGACGCATCCCGACGCTCACCGGGCCGCCGCCGCAAACGCCTTCGCCACCGCCTCCGCCGCCTCACGCGGATCGACCGGGGCCCGGTCCAGTTCATCCGCAAGCGCCCGCTCGCCCCCGCCCCGCAACAGCGCCGCCAGCACGACCGTCAGATCCCGCGCCGACAGCGCCCGCATCCGCTCCGCCAGGCCGGACAACCCGTCCAGCTCCAGCCCCGTCTCGATCTCCGCCAGCGCCCCCAGCGTCAGGCACAGTCGCCGCTCCGCCCCGGCCAGCACCGCGACCACCTCGCCCCGCGCGCCATTGGCCATCATCACAGGGCCTCGAACGAAATCTCACCCGCGCTCGCCAGGCTGATCGCGAACGTCGCCTCGCCCTCGTGCTCGCCGGCGTATTCCAGCGCCGCAACCAGGAACGGCCCCTTCAGGACGCCGAAGTCCGGAACGATCAGCCGCCACACGCTCGCCGACTGGGAAAAGAAGGCCTCACGGATCAGGGCGTCGGACGCCGCATCGCGGAAAATCCCCTGCCCCGCCACCGCCGCCGACCTGACGCCCGCCCCGCCCAGCAGCTCGCGCCACCGCCCGGCACTGTCGCCGTCGGTCGCATCCACCGTCCGCGCGTTCAGTGAAATCGTCCGCGCCCTCAGTCCCGCCACCGTCGTGAACACACCCGGCGCGCCCTCGATCTTCAGCAATATGTCCCTGCCCCGTTGAGCGGTCATTCCGTATCTCCTCGTCATCCTCGGCCAACGGAGCGGGCGCAGGCCCGCGCAGGCCGAGCCGAGGACCCAGCCAGTTCCGTGATGTCCCGATTGTGATCACATCTCTTCTGTCACGGCGCGCACCCGCAGCACCGCAAATGTCCGCGCCGCGTCGGCGCCCGGGAACACATCAGCGAACGTCACCCTCAGGTTCACCGTCCGCACCCCGTCGGCCTCCAGGACCGCCTCACTCAGCGACAGGCGCACCGCCGCCAGCACCGCCTTGGCCTCCTCGGTGCCGCGGAACCGCGACACCACCGTCAGGGTCAGCGCCTGCTCGACCCCGCCTCCGTCCGCCCCGACCGGCCGGCTCTCGCACCGCCCGATCAGCAGATGCGGAAAGGCCGCGTCCTTCGGCGCTGCGTCCCAGATCCGCGCCGGTTCCCCCAGCAGGGCCTGCACCGCCGCATCCGCCTTCAGATGCCCAAGCAGCGCCTTCTGCAGCGCCAGTTCATGCGCGCTCATCGCACCCGCTCCAGGTTCAGGATCGCCCGCCCGCCGACCGTCTCGCCCGAGACGATCCGCCAGTCGCCGCCGCCGAATCCCAGCACCCGGCCCTCGGCCAGCCGTGGGTCCGACCGCGTCTCCGCCGTCACCGTCTCGACCACCCGCAACCCGCCCGGCTCGCTCTTCTCGCGCCGCCGCCGCGCCCCCAGCTTCAGCCAGGCCCAACCGAGCGGCTCCCAGCTGACGGCCCGCCCGCCATAGGGCGTCTCGCTCTCTACGCCCTGAAGCAACTCCGCCAGCACCTTCACAGCCGCACCACGCGATAAGGCGCGATCCAGCCCTCGACCGGCGCAACGGGCATCTCCGCATCGCCCCGCTCATAGGCCCGCAGGGCCAGCATCAGGATCGCCAGCCGCAAGGCCGCCGGCGAGGTCGAGCTCAATGTCAGCCCGACATCCCCCTCGACCCGCGCCCGGGCCGCATCGATCAATGTCTGGATCAGCCCGTCCTCCGCCGCATGCTCGACGCGCAGGAACAGCTTCGCTTCCGCCAG